CCTCCTGATATTTGGCTTGAATTAAGCTTAAACATCTAAAAGGGGCTGTACGTTTTCTAGGGTGCAGTTAGTATTAGGTTGCGCTACCGAATACCACTGGGCCTATACTTGTCCAGGTAGTTCTTCTTAGTTTAGACTTTTTATGAATTTGGGTGCGACAAAAGGTAGTCAAAAAGAGGCTTTTGTCAACATACCCATAGTTATACTGCTGAAAATTGATTTGTCAACAGTTTTATCTAGCTTTGCCAGATACATCGTAAACAAATTTACCCGAACGGATAGCTTTGTTAATTTCATCAGATCGTTCCTCAAACTCCTTATCGGACATTTTTGCAACATCTGACTCACGAATTGCGTCATTTGCATCTTCTACATCTACTTGTGTCTTAGTACGTTTAGTTACAGTAGAAGCTGCATCTTTAGCTTTTGCTTTCTTTGCACTCTTAGTTAGACCTTTATCTACTTTGTAGAGATCTATAACACGAACTACAGAAGCTGGATCATCTGAGTTTTCATATAGTGCATCTTGTACCCACTTAGGTTGTTCTTCAACCCAGTTATGAAACTCATCAGATGCACGTAGATCATCAAAGTCTTCATGTGATTTACGTATTAAAGTTTCTGCTTTAGTTCTTTCAGCTTCTGTTTGAATCTTGTCAAACTCTTGCATACGAGCTTCAGCTTTACTAAACATCTCTTGAGCTTTTTTAGCAGCGATAGTTTCTACAATACCTGCTACGTCTGGATACTCTTTAGACCATTCTTCTATATCTTCATCAGACTTAGGTGGTACAATAGATTCTTTTTTTAATCGTTCTTCAAAGGCTTTGAACTTCTCGTCCCATTCCTTTTCTTTATCCTGCATATGGCGTCTTAGATCACCATAACGTTTTTTAAACGATTTTTCTTCAGCAGATAACGTTTCTTCTTTAACTTCTGTATCGGCCTTTTTCTCTTCGGGAGCTTCTTCTTTTGATTGCTGTTCTTCGTCAGTTGGTTTTTCTCCACGTTGTTCAGCTTCAAGTTTACGAATCTCCTCTTCTTCTGCCTCCATACGGCTACGTTTCTTTTCGTAGTTGTAACCTCTGTCAACAAATCCTGCTGTTTTTTGTGTTTCTACTTCTGCTAATTCAGGCATATTTTTTCCTTTTCTGTTGGGGTCAGCCGAAGCTGAGTAGCCTTATTATTTTTTCTTTTTGCCTTTGGTCATTAGACCACCTTTGTTTTTAAATCTATCTTCTGCATAAGGGTCATTTTTAGGTTTAGTATAACTTTGTGCGGATGTAGAGGTGGCACTATCTTTACCTAATGATTTGTCATCAAAAGATGGACCTTGACCTTGATGAGGTCTAAGCACTGGTCTCTTAGTATCTTTACCAGCTTTATAAACATTTAATACTTTACCATCTTTACCTTTAGTAGATTCAATTTTTGTGCCACCTAAGAAATCTTTTTTATCTTTAAATGCAACTTCATAATCTTCTATATCTTCAAATCCAAGTGATCTTGCATGTCTATCTGCTTTACGTGTACTTATGCCAAAAACATTTTTAATTAGATCTACAACTTGACCTGACTTTTTAACATAAGAATTTATATCATCTTGTATTTCATTTGCTAAAGGATCCATACCCCTAGCTCGTGCAATAAGTTCTGCTGCCTTCATATCTGATAAAGTTTCAAATGCTTGTCCTGTTTGAAATGCACCTACAAGTCCAGCTCCAGGTAATCCAGCAATCATAAAACCAACACCTCTTAAAAATCTACCTGATTTTCCTTCAATGTTACCTTCTTGAGCAGCCTTTACAAATTCTCTAATTGAATCTTCATTACCCCAATCTGTACCCTCTCCCCAAGGTTTACTCTCATCTTCTTGACCTGGAGGTGTAATTATACCTGAGCCTCCACCAGCTCCACCTGATCCACCCCTTTTAGATCTATACATATTATATTCATCTAAGGTCATGGTATAACCCTCAGATATTGCTTTTGATCTCTCTTCCTCACTATTTACAGTTCTAGTTTGACCAGATGTATTGTATAAAGTAATAGGAGTAAAAGGTTTAACTTCAGTTTGTTGTACACCAGTATTAGTATTGACAGGATCAAATATTGTAGAGCCTAACGGAATACCTGTATAATTTTGATCTATGGCAGCTTTTCCTTGATCTAGGAAATCTTGTCCAACTTGACTTGATGTTTTACCACCTAATATAGTAGACTCTACATCTCCACCATTAGCCATCATTACTGGATTACCTACAGCTTTATTAGCTGGTTGTTCAAGAAGCTCTTGCTGTGCTTTGTAAGCATTTACAGAACCACCTTCAGACATACCCATCATCTCTTGTATAGCTTGCATCTCTTCTGGAGATAGCTCTTCAGTATTCATTGGACCACCTGCAGGTACAGGCTCACCACCTATACGACCATTAGCTTCCATCTCAGCTAAACCCATCTTTGCTCTCTCTCGTAGATCCTCAAAAAACTTTACACCATAATATCTTACAACATCAGCAGGGACTACATATTCACCATCAGACAACTGTGCAGGTATATCATCTCGTACTTCTTCTGCCATGGAACCTGCAGGTATATCATTACCTGATACTGGATCTACATCCATACCATCATCTGTTAGGCCACCTTCATTCATAAAAGCCATTTGCATTTGTTTGTTCATTACTGTGCCTCCTTCGGCAAATTGTCTTGGTGATTCTACTCTATACTTTTTTACTAGTTCCGTTATATCTAAAATATACCCCATGTTATCTATGGGATCTCCTGCAGCATATGCACTTGTATATTCTTGGGGTAACGGTTCTAACATAGACCTCATAGAAGTCATTAGCTTCTTATCGTTATAAGGCAGTTCGTCATAGTATACTGCAACTGGATAATTCTCTTTTAAATCATTAATAGCTGCTTTTAGATCTTTGTTATAAATTCTTCCGAATCTATCTCCTGATCTTACTGGATCATACTGCCTATTTCTAGCTAGAGCAATACGTGTAGGATTTGGTATAACAATTTTGTTTACGCCCTTTGATGCTGCTTTAGCTATAGAAACTTTAAGTGCTTCTTCGACAGCTTGTCTATTTTTAGTAATAGGAGGTAAAGCTACATCTACATCTTCATAAAATTTATCTATACCATCTTCTTTTATATCAGAAATTACTGACCTATAATTACCATAAAAATCTCTAAGAGTTGATGGATCTACTTCTCTATCTAATCCCCTATCTTGTAGTTTTTCTAGAAGATAATCTCTAAATTTAAAATCTGTAAGTTCTGCTGCTGAGACTGCACCTTCCACCGTATCATCAATATCTATGTAAGAATCAGGATCTGCATCAGGAAAAATATTAACTTCTTCTCCATATCTTAGAATTTGTTCTCGTGAAAGTCCTGACTCATCAACATCTAAAACTAAAGGGTCTTTATCAACTATCTCTTCTCCCTTTAAACCTTTTGTAATATTAAATTCATCTACAAACATTTGAGGTAAGTCAGGATTTTCTTTATCAATTTCTTTGACTAGAGATCGTATCTCTTGATCTACTCCTCCAAAAACTTCGTCATAGTTTGTTATTGCAATATAGTCATCGTTAAAATATTCTTTTGCTTGATTATAAATAGCGTCATCAGTAGATTTTGGTTTTACATAACCTTTTTGTAAAAGATCTGATTGTATTTCTTCTACAAGTAAAAATGGTTCATCATTTATAACAGTGTCAAAACCTGGTAATTTATCTTTATCTAATAGAACATTTGGTGCTAAATTTATATCTCCTTTAGGATCTATAATAGAACCTCTAATATGTACTATAGTGCTTTTTGGATATCCGTGAAGATCACCTTTAGGTTTAAATTTTTTTAATCTTTTATCTCTAGGTAGAGATTCAAAAGGATAAGCTCTAGCTTTAATTGGTATATCAAAATATTCAACCTCTTTTCCACCATCAAAACCTACATTTTTTTGTCTTTGTTCTTTTGCAAATCTTGGCTGTCTTTCTAAAACAGCTAGTGTATCAAACTCATTTCTATTAAATAGGTCATTTAATTCTTTTGAAGAATATCTTTTTTGAGGATTTATAAGATTTTTTTGAAAAGATGTAGTTGAGATAGAAGGGTTTTGTTCTACAAGTTTTATAAAGTCAGAACCTTTTAAACCTTTACTAGGATAGTCTAAAGAATTAATATACTCTAAAATTGGTTTATCAAAAAGTATAGTTCCAACTTTTGAAACCTCTGTATTTGGTAATCTTTCTTTATATGTAGGTGGATTAGTTCCAGTAAACCCTGCCTCAAGTTTAACAGCATCTTCTGGCTTAGGTGCATCTATAGCTTTTATTAGTTTGTCTACACCTAGTCTTTTTGCTGCAGCTTTAAGTCCAGACTTTGCTGCAGTTCCAAGTCCAGGAACAAGACCAACTATCTCTGCCCCACCAAGTAGAGCTATCTTACCATAGTTAGGATTTTCTTGTTTTAGTTCGTCTTCTATTTCTGCAACAGTCATAGCAGTGCCTACACCTGGTAACATACTACCTACAGTTGTTGCAGCTTCCTTAAAAGTTAAATCTGTATTAACATCAGTTGCAAGTTTGTCAGCTTCTTGTTTTGCTCCTTCAGCAGTATAGCCAAACATCTCCATCTGTTCTGCCATACCACCTTCAGAGAATCCTAATCTTTTACGTAATCTTCCTATAAAACTTAAATGACCATAAGGAGTAGCTTTAGGAGGTTCTACTTGTTTTAGTATGTCTTCGGCTGCTTGTATTAAATAACCTACACCACCAAATTGCGGATTCTTTTTGCCAAGAACTCCTGGTCCTTGACGTTGAAAATTCTTTACATTTTTTAACGTATTACTGTCTAAAAACTTCTCTTGATCGTCTCTACCCATATTTTTTAAATTAGGGTAATTCCAAGTATCATCTACAAAGTCAAAATATTCTGTGTAAAACTCATTAGTACCTATGTTTTTATCTATTTGCTCAAGAGTTGCTAAAGCTTGTTGACCATATTTTCTACCAAACGCTTCAGCACCTATTTGATTTTTGTATTCAACAATTCTATCAAAACCTCTGTGAGTCATCTCATGCGCCCAAACTCTGGGACTTGCTACATCTGTATCTACGAAAATATCATCTGGAAGTGTTTCTTCAGCTCTAATTCTGGGAATAGCTAACTCTCCTGAAGAGACTAAAGATCCTGTTTCATATGGAGTATTTAAAGAGGAGAGATAATAGGCATTGTCAAATACTTCAGGGGCTGCATTATAGTAATTAAGTAACTCTTCCTTTAACTCATTATCATCATCTATTTGAAATCCTCTTTGGGCATCTCTTTTTAACTTGGGGTTAGACATAACATAATCTACATAACCCTCTACATCATTAAAGTCTGCTACTTTATCTGTACTTTTTAAGTTTTTAAATCCCAACCTAGCAATAGGATTTTTTATTAGTTCTTTATCTAAACTCCACCTAAACTCTAAATCACCAAATTCTTTAGCAAGATCTCTAGGTCTTTTTTGTAAAGTCTTTGGGCGGATAGATTCTGTAATAGCACCACTTTGTCTTTTAACATTTCCTACAGGAATATCATCTGGTCTCGGTTTAGGTTTAGTTACCATTAATATCATCCCTAAGTCTTAGCATTGATCTAAGCATACGTATCTCACCTTGAGCACGGTATACTTCTTCTATATCGTTAAGCTGCTCAAGACGTTTATGAACTTTATCTATTCTACTAACTATTTCTTCCAGAAATGGATTATACAACTCTGGATT